TCCCCTTTCCCCCCCCTAAAGTTAAACGTCGGAGTGCATTAATGCATAGTTCCACTGGAAACGTAGGTCAAAGTTATTCGGTGTACCGAATAAGTATAAGGTGTTAATAGGCTGTTTAGGTACAGGTCGGTCGGTCTCCGCAATGGCTCCCCCCCCAGCCATTGCTATAGTTGTAGTTATGAAGAAAGAATTAAATGCTTGTATGTAATCAACACACAGCATAGCTGTGTGAAGTAATGAATATATATAAGCTATTCGGTACAGTGATGAATAACTACAACACGAGCGTCTAAGAAGGTCAAATTTACATATCACACAAAAGTAGTTCTAATAAATTATAAAGAGGAGAGATTTGTAGTTAGTACATGAATCTAGAAAGTCTCAAAATTGATAGTGTGTACAACTAACATGATTACTATGTAGGTATGTCTCCTACTCAAAAAAAGCAAGTAACGTAATCAATATCATAGGGAATATAAGTTAGGGGTCTATTACTTATACTACTTTTATTACATTTAAGGGAGTAGTAGCGCTTTAGAGAGATTTGGCTTAAGTACACACATTAGTTTATGTTACCACACATATCTATATATACATCTTTTACAGATATATATTATGGTTAAAGTTCAAGGGGCTGCTCAACTTAGAGGGGTACAAATAGACATAATTAGAAGGACTATTGTGAAATGCTTTGATGTTGAACAAGGCATTAACTATGATGAATTTATTTATCGTATATGCGAGAGATTTCATGTAACTCGTAGAACAGCTGTGGAATATATCAAGATCGCTATGATTAGCATAAGTTATGAGGTTGTAACTATTGATGGTGTTGATAAACTTAAAGGACATAAGGTTAAGGTTTTAAGGTCTATGAGTGCTGAAGATAAAAAGAGAAATAAGACCTTAAACTACTTTGAGGATTCAAATGAACAAAAAAGATAAGGGTATAATCCTTAATGCCATAAGGCTTAGCTTTAGAAAATCTGATATATTTAAAGATGCATTAAGATTGAGTATTCATCCAACTATCAAAGGTGTAAGAGGTGGGAAATTATATGAATGTAGAGCCTGTAAGAAATGCTTTAAAGCTAATGAGATACAAATAGACCACATTGTAGGTGTAGTGCCTAAATTTACTAAAAGATTAGATATGAGCATACAAGATTATGCTGAAAGATTGTTTTGCAATATAGCTAACCTGCAACCACTGTGTAAAGCTTGCCACTTAGAAAAAACTAAGAAAGAAAGAAAGCATTAATCCCTACCATGAACTCTCTTTTGAACATATTTACAATATGTTTTTCCATGATTTCCAGTATAACAATGATGCTTTCTTAAATCTTTTAAAATTAAATATCTATCATGCTTTGAACAATAAGCAAATCCCTGCTCTATTAAATTCTCTAAATTAGCTATCCGATTCAACTTTCTTATGATTAGCTTATTGTTTACTTGCATTTTTTATTATTCTAATTCATTAAACAATAATTCTGCGCTCTTAAGACTTGCAATGTGTGCAACTAACTCAATAACTTCTCCATAGTATATCTTATGTCTTTGATTAGCTGGCCCGAACTCGTATGAATGTGGCTTCTCTGTTCTACTAATTACTACATCATGCTTAGCTGTTTGAACTGGTAATTGTTTAACTTCTCCTAAAACTTGACCCGGCTGTTGAGTAGTTATTGGCTGATTGATTTGCTTAGTTGCAAATGCTGCTTTTCTTATTGCTCCACACTCAACACAATACTTTCTAGGAAAGCCCGGCTTTAATTCATATTCGAATTGCTTACCACATTCTTGACATATTGATGTTATTTTATTTTCCATTTGTTTTTATTCTCCATAATTTAATTGGTTTGGGGGTCTCGATAAAAGAGGTATCCGGTAAAGAATATCCTAATCGTAATGGTCTTGTCTCAATCCAACCCCCGCGTTGAGTATGAACGACCCTCTAAATCAAAGGGTGTAAATAAGTTCTGCTTCTAATTCTCCGTCGTCAGATGTTACTTCACATGTTACCTTAACTCTATCGCTGTAATCATCATCAACTCTAACTTTGTACTCTCGATAAATTGTAATCTCTCTATCATCTACGTTATCAATTCCTAATGTTCCTGAGTTAAAAGTTCTTTCATCTGTGTATTCTCTAACTAACTCAACATCTTCATCGCTTCCGAATAAATCTTCCACATCATCCATATCAAATTCTTCATCACATACACTTAATGCTTCTGTCTTCAACTCTTCTCTCAAAGACAACCTTGTCAAAGGTGTTGGTACATTGATTTCTGGAATTACTACATTAGGAAATTCTATTAAATCAATCTTCGCATCAATACTATCTTCTATATTACCAATAGCAACATAACCTGCTGCTAAAATAATTAATGTAGCGACGACGATTGTAAAAATCTCTGCTGTTTTGCTTGCTTGCATTTTATAATTCTCCATATTTAATTAATATTATTTAATATTCTAGAGTATATAAATCTAAGTTACTACTAATTGAGACAGGTTAATACTCGACTCCGTGAGTCTGTAATCTTTCTTTAATTATAAGCATTTCTTCCCTAAGTTTGTCTATTTGTTCTAAAGTATAAAGAAACTTCTTAGCAACTATCTTGTCTACATCTTCTTTGGTTATGACTGTGAAGCTATGTGTTTTCATTTTAAATTTTATTTCCGTTTCTCTTAACGCTTATACCATTGCAACATTTACTTAATATGAATTTATGCCAACTAAAAATCCCACATTTATAATTTTCTTTAGCTTTCCTTAATCTTTTAAATTCCTCGTCGGTAAATGTTATGTTTAAGTTTTTCATTTTAATTTATATGCTAAATAGATTATAGCTATTGGGGGAGAGAATATAGCCCAAAAAATTACCCATCCAAAACTAAATTTTTCTAATTCTTTATTTGTTTTCATAATAATTCATCTCCTGCGAGTTTGTCAATCTTCTCACAAACTTCTTCATTCCATTTAATCATGAAATCATCATAATCTATATAACCTGAATTAAAATCAATTTCTTTAATTTTCTTAATAAATTCTTTGACATCTTTGATTGATAAACTCCAATCAACAATCTTATCACTTAATTTAAATTCTTTTTCCATTTATTATATCTCCAAATTTATATTCAGCTTCGTCTATAGCATCTTCGATTTGTTCTTGTGTCATGTCGTCTTGTCTTTCTTCATCTGTGTATGTCATGAACTAACTAACTAACTAACCTTTATAAATATATGTATTACATAGAATAAAACAAGCGGGAGTTTGACCCCCCTCTCCGCGCAATCGCCAAAGACCAAGCAGATGATTATTAAAGTAATTCAAACTTTTTAAATTTATACATGTCTCGAGTGCGAACAATCAAACCAATCTGAACCATCACAAACTAAAATCCATCCCCCATATTCTCCGTTCAAAGTTTCATCAGCACCAGCATGTAAAAATATATCTTGACTTCCCCCACCCTCATTATTTTCTAAAGTTACATTGTTTGCAGTTGAACATTTTCTAACAACGTGTAAATATTGACCAGCAACTCCTCCACTAAAACCCCCGATGGTTACTGCATTACTTGAACAATCAATAAATAAAGTGTTAACACCTGCAACATCCACATTATCAGTTGGGCCCACTGTTGAAAAGGTCGAGGTTTCCGACGAGATTGCACCATTAACTTCTAACCTACTATGTGGGTCATTAACACTTAATCCCACGTTCCCTGTTGTTTTAGTAACGGTTAATCTTGCAGTTCCACCAACACCAGCGACAGCAGTTCCGAAATCTACAATAGAGAAAGCATCTCCAGTTGAGCCACCAATATTAGAAGGGCCAAAGACCCATGAACTTGCAACAACTAAACCGGGGTTCCTAATCATCAAAACCCACGGCCCATAAGTCAAATCTGTCCTATCCATTCTGAATGCATTAGAACCGTTTTGTGTGTGTATAACTCTTAAAGGTGCAGCTATCCCAACCCCCATATATCCATTAGCAGCAATGGTAACTGCAGGATCTGGCGCTCCATCACTTGCAACCAATTCACTATGTCTATGTAAAGTGTTAGCGATAGAATTATCTGTTAAAGTATTAAGTTCTGCTCCCGTTGCTGTTGTATCATTGTGGTCAGCGATATCATGGTTTCCTTGTTCATCATCAACATATTTTTTATTAGCTATATCTATGTCGGCTGTTGGGGTTTTAGTTATTGTTCCCTGACTCGTTGCAATATCTTTTCTAACTGCGTAATCATCTAAAATTCCAGAAGACTTATGAATTTTAGTGGTTACTCTATTTCTTATTCTTGGTCTAATTAAAGGATTCTTTGCCATGGTAATTAGAGTTACTTAGCGTTCTTAAATTTTGTGTAAAGAGTAAAACATTCTTCTGCTTTTGGTAAAGGAATAGTTGCACTGTCTAAAATAGCTATAACAATATTCACTTCTTGTTCTGTTAATTCTATGTCCATTATGTTGTGCACCCAGCACTACATAACATTATGTAGTATGCAGTTCCTCCAATATTAATTCTTAGAGTTCCTGAATTAGCTTCTGGTGTTCCAGTTGAAAATATATGGTCGTCTGCATCATTAATTCCTTCAATGTGCATTAAAAATCCTTTATCATCAAATTCACCTGCTGTTCCCCAATTCTCTAATCTCATAAAAGCAACTGGATTAACTAAAGTTCCCCATGTTGAACTAGCTTGTGCTCCGAAAGATAAATGTAAAGGATAGTATGCTCCACTTGGAAAAGCCTTATTTGGTAATATACAATCTGCAGAGATAGTTGCACCAATTCCTCCAGCTGAACCATCAGTTCCATAGTTCAATGAGGCTTCTATAGCATTAGCCCATCCCCCAGTTGCAAACTCTGATGTTAAAACAAATCTAGCGGGTGTTTGATTTTGTGCTGGTGGTAGCGTCGCTGTATAAGTTCTCTTTACTGAAAATTCTTTTACGTGTAGAAAATCATTTTCTGCCATTATGCCTCCGTGCATACTATAAAGTATAGTTCTCCACTTTTAATATCTTGAAAAGGTTGAATACTCTTAACTATTGCTCCTGCTTCTGAAGTTAAATCAGCTGCTATATTTACAGAGTCGCTTAAAGCATATGGTCCAATCATTGTAACAGTTCCTGCTGCCATTATTTCTTCTCCTTAACCTTTTCCTTAGAATCAATTTTCTTTTCCTCTTTAGGTTTTTCCAAAGTTGCTATATACCCTAAAGTCTCAGAATTATCTAAAAATTTTCCAGCTTCATAATTTGCTTTTCCTCTAGCTAATCTTCCTTCAGCGGTCATTATGTTTTCCTCGTGTTAGTTATTTTACATACTTCGTTAGGTGCTTGAATCTGAACTACTCCTCTCTCCCAAGCTCTGATAGTTGTAGACTTTCCTTCATCAACAATAGTCTTAACCTTCAAACCCTCTGCCTGTTTCCAAACCATACCTTGACGAGCTACTAAAACATAAGCTTGGTCTGCAGTAGTTGCTTCTGAGATAACAATAGTTAAACCCAAAAGTTTACCTTGCTGTCCATTACCCATCACTCCGCTCTCGTAAGTTGGATGATTTAAAACTTTAGAATTTGAAATTATGTTTGTGTAGTCTGTTCCATTAACAACAAGATAACCGTTTCCTGTCAAAGCATCAATACCATCATTTCTTAAAGTTTGAACAGCGTCGAGAATATCTTTAACTGGGTCTCTGTTTTGAATTGTGTCTGAGTTCCACTCATAACCTGCTACGATTGACACACCATTTCCTGCGGCACCAGATACAGCTGCTTCAATAGCAACATCTACTTGGTAAACAATCTTTCTTCCTAATCTATAAATCTTACGTTGTAACATAGGAACTGTTGCACTTTGCTGAGCCTCTAAAGATATAACACTCTCTCCTGCATATTTCTGAATAACTGCACTTACCTTAGTTTCTGTAACATCAAAGAATGGGAATGGTGCGTATTGTGGCACTCCTCTTATAGGCGAACCTGTTAATCCATCTGTATCATCATCGTTAGTTTCTCTGAAATATGATTCTGTCCATGCACTAGAACTATCAATGGCACAAAGTGATTTCCACTTTTCTTCAATCTTAACTACAGCTTTAACTGCTCTATCAATAAACTCATATCTTTGCTCTACCTCTCTATCTCCGTAAGCTGTCATTATACTAATCTCCCTACAGCTACTCTCCCATAAGTTGCGTTAGCTGCTTCCAAAGCTTTACCTATTGTTGAACCTGCAACTATTGCTGCTGAGTCTGCCGCAACCTGTTGATTAGCACCACCAACATTAACAATAAGTCCTGCTGTTACTGCTGCACCTGTTGCTAAAATATCCCATACACCATTAACTGCTGCAACAATTTCTGTCTTTGTTGAAGTTGCATTACTTTCTTCCCAAGCAATTCCAGCGAACTCGTCTGTGTCTGCACCAGTTGCTGTAGCTGTGTTAGGAGTTGTTAATTTAAGAAGTGTGCCTATTGGTAGAACTGCGCCTGCTCCGATAGTATAACGTCTAAATTCAGTAGGAGTCTCGATACATTTTGCTTCGTTTGCCATAAAAATATAACCGAATAACTATTATTTAAATGTTTGTATCTTTTTCCGGTAATTAGAGATTGTAAATTCTAACTCCTCAATATCTTTCTTAGATTTCTCGTGAGTGTCCTTAGCGTCGATAAGAATAGCTTCTAATCTCTTTAACCCTTCTTCCCAATCACTTTGATTCATTTGCCTTCTTAATATCTTTTTCTAATTGAGTGCCTTTAAAAAATTCCTCTGCTCCCTTAACAATCTTTTCTTCATCTGTTTGCTTTTGAATTTCTTGATGTCCACCGGCAGTTGACCCTAATAATTTGTTAGCTTCTATCTTAGCTTCTCTAGCTAAAAGGTCTTCCTCTTTCTTGACTAATTCTTCTCTCTCTGCAAGCTCTTCTTTTTTAGTTAATTCTTTTTTAAGCACTTCTGTGTTATTTACTTCATCCATTATTATTTTTATTCTATAAACTTTTTAAATCTTTGGTTGGGGTAGTGTAAATCCGATAGTCCCTGCAATTATTCCCACAAAGATAGCAAAGTATGTTCCGTTGTTCCCTAAATGTAAGTTGTAAAGTTCGGCAATGGTAAGACATCCCATGCCCCCTAAAATAACTCTCCAATCTATTTGTTTTTTTTTATCCATTATAAAAGTGCCTCGTCTAATAAGAAATCATTTTCAGTAAGTGGGATATTACTTTCAAGGGCTATCTGTAATTTTAAACCATAAATATCTGCGAGTTTACCGGGTTCAAGGAAAGCATCAAAATCTGCAATCTGCTCTCTACCATCTTCCATAAAAGAATTTAAATCCCCAGCAACTTCTGCCTCTGTTTGTCGTTTTGCTTGATAGGTTCTTGTTAGTTGTGCATTATATAATTTAATATAAACATCTGCATTGGCTGGGTCTTGTGATGCCAGCATTGCTAATTGTCGCATGGCAGTTCTAGAGTTAGTTAATTCAATATCTGCTGCTTGGAGTTCCCCTCGCTGTTGCTCTTTAATATTTCCTAATAAACCTCTTGCTACTCCTGCAATTAAACCTAAACCTGCACCCGCGAGTGCAACAACAGGCCCTCCAATTACTGCACCACCCGCAGCGAATCCCCCTGCTGTTGCCAATATTGATGGAGCTTCTCCAACAACCCCCGCTGTGAATGCTTGGGATTTATCGATTGATGCTTGTTGTGCTTCTGTTAATTTTCCGACCTTTCCAATGTTAGCAATCGCATCCATAATCGTTGCTCGTTTTTGTTGTTCTGCTAATGCAACAGATTGCAAACCAATAGTTTCGGGTTGTCCTATTCCGCCTGTCTGTTGTCTTACAACATCCCTAATGTTATCTTTATTTAATCCAGTAAGGGTAGTTCCATCTGGTAAGGTTATTCCTTGTTTAGCTGTTCCTTGAATATCAAATATACCCGGTGGAGATTCTTCTGGAACTTTTGGCATAGTACAGATTTGTGTTAATTCATCCCAAACCCCACCTTTTGCTTTACATAATTGTGCATCAGATAATGCTGGTTGGTCATACAAAGGGTTTGCGTCTTTTATTGTTTCTACCATTATTCTCGTGTCATAGATGCCTCCACATCGTTTGGTTGTATTTTAGTTTGTCCGGTATTCTTTTCCATTGTGTCTTGAACCATCCCCCCTAAACTTGCGGGTCTATTAAAGATTATTTCAATCTGTTGCTGTGATTTTAAGTCCCCTTCTAAATCCATTTGTTCTTTAGTATAAACAGGTTCAAAAATTACATAACCCATCTTACCACCGACTTCACTTGTACCGTCGCTGGTTGCTATACTTCTCGGTACTCCAAATGTTTGATAAAAGAAATTCTCTAAATAAGAAATCCATGCAGTTCTATCCTCTGAACTTCTGCTTGGGTAAGGTTCTATTTTAGCTGTGTCTTCTGGAAGTCCCAACATCTCTCCTTTATTAACAGCTTTCTCAATTTGAGTGTTAGCATAAGTTATTTTTCCTGCATTAGATGTTTTATAATAAACAATTCCTAAAGCCTTGTCTCTGTGTTTGATAACTCTTTCATCTTCTAATGCTTCGTTCCTTGCGTCGATAATCCACTTGGTTGCATCAATTTGAGAAGTTCCGTGAACTTGGTCTCCAATTCTTTTATTGGATGAATGCAACATATTCTCTTTTTTAATTGGCTTAAATTCCTTACCGTTCCAAACATCATATCTTTTAATTAATCCGCCTTTTGAATAAACAATCCTTACTCTCTCGGGAGAAATTGGAATCATATTTATAATTACATCTTCATTCTTTTTCTTTTTCTTTTTAACTTCAATAAAAGCATCCCCAACAACTAACTTAACAACTTCGTGATTCCACATAATTTGGTCAAAGGTGTCTTTTCCCATTCCGGTAATATGTAATAGTTCTTGTTTTAGAATTTCATTTTTTGTAGTCCAACCTTTACCTGTTGCCCAACTTGCCAAAGAATTTGCAGCACTATAAATTTCTGGGATTGAAAAATAATATCCAAAGTTCTTTGTTGCGTCATTAAAATTCCAATAATATTCGTCTTGTGTTATGCTCACAACATCAAGGGGTTTAGTATCAACAGAGAAGTCATCCACTATGTTTGTGAAATCAGTTGTTGTTGCTCGGTTTAATTCTTGTATTGCCATTCTATAAGTCCACCAACTTGAAAGGAACATCGAATTTTAAAGCTGTTGGGTCGTCTGCTCCAAAAGTATAATCTCGTGTATCTCCCCCGTTTATTGTATTCCATAAACACGTTATTCTATTTTGTGGGTCGTGTCCTAACATTGCTTCCATCCCATTTGTTCCGGCGAGTTTCAATGCCCAAAGTTCGATAGTTATTCTTAATGTTTCCCCACTTTTTATTACGGAATTTGTTACAGCGACGGTAATTGCATCGATTGTTTTAGGAGAATTAGAACCAACACTTCTCAAGTTCTTACCCTGTGCATTTGCAATCTCAGTCTCGCTTGTTCCGTCCCATTTTCTAAGTTTTACAATTATATATAATTCGCCAACATCTGTCGATGTCTCTTTATATGCAATTCCAAAAGGGACACTCGCAACTAAGTTGCCGTTTAAAGTTCTTTGAGTATTCATAACAACATCAAAATCTAAATCGATAACTTTTGTCGCAGTATCGCTTGTGATAGTCCCAACGGTTAAAACAGTTTCAGAATAAGGAGATGTTGTTGTCAAAGAGTGCAATGTTTCATTTGTGGAGTTAGCTCCGTAAAAAGTTATGATTCCTGTATTTGAGGCAATGTCTTTAAAACTATAACTAGCAATAGCAGAAGCAGATTGTCTATATTGAACTGGAACTGGGTTATATCCATCTACCATTTATGCTTCTCCTCTTAGCATAGCTGCTCCGTCTTTCTCAGTTAATATTTTTATTGCTTCGTTGTATAACTGATTTAAATAATCTAAAGATGTCTCTCTTTCTCTCGCTGAGTAACCTGTTGGGTCAGCATTAATTACATTCATCGCACATCTTGATGCACCAGCTTGTTTTAAAGCTGCTTTTAATAAAGCGTCTAAAATACTTCCTGCGGTTTCTGCTGCACTCCAATCATAACCTGTAATTAAATTAATCATAGCTTCTACATTTAAAACATAAACATCAGTTGCAGCTATTGCTTTTGCAGTAGTTCCAGCATTCACACCAGCTAGTGCTTGTATGTCTGCATTTTTTGTGAATATTCCTAGGTCTGCCATGGTTATACTTTGATAGAATAAACTGAAAGATTTAAATGTTTGGTTTTTTCTCCCCAACCTGCATTTGTTGAACCCTCTGCTATGTGAGTGTAGTTTCCAAATATCTTCAAATGCCTAACTCCTAAATTATCATTTGTATAATCAAACTGAACTGATTTAAAAGATTGGAATATGTTACTATCTTTCAGTAAGTGCATTTTACCTGTTTCCATCATCATCTTAAAATGAGAATATTTTAATGTTTTCTGTAGCTTTCTTGTTTTCCCATCTTTGCTCATTATTTGTTTTGAGTTATCTATTGCCTCTGTTACAAATTTAGTATCATCATCATACATCAGCCAATCAAAAACCCCTACCCCAATACCCTCAGAATCGATGAAGATTTTAGAAAAGTCATATAAAGTATTGAGCTGCTTTATATGATTGAAGGTCTGGGGTAGAGTAGTCTTTTTAGTAATTTGTGATTCAATTTGATAGAGATGGTCTTTTCTTAATTCAAATATTTCAAAAGTGGATTCATCTTCTCCCATTCTGGCCACATCAACTCCTAAGAAATAGATTTTATCTTTTACTATTCTTTCTGGCCTATCTTCTGTTTGACAAGATATTATTAAATCATCATCAAACCATTGTCTCATATCATCTAAAAATTGAGCTTCATACTCTTGCGCGTACTCCATCTCACTTAATATAGATTCTTGATTCTTTAGAAACTTTAATGCTTTGTCTCTCTTTTCTTGTGTCCATTCATCAACAATCTTTCTTTCTTCAATAACTTTTCTAGAAGTTATATTAAACACTTTCCATTTATTTTCTAAATTCTCCCAACACTTAAAAAAGAAATTCTTTTGAGTTGAATTCCCAATAAATTTACCTCTCGGAGTTGATGACATCCATATCTGCCCAGCTGTAGTCATTAAAGTCGGCATAGATGCTTTCCACATAAGCTCTGGCATTCCGCTAGCTTCGTCAATATATAAAACATTTCCAGTAAAACCTCTCACAGCGTCGCCAGTATTCCCCACAGGTCGAGAGATGACGTGTGCTCCATTTTTTATCCAAACTCGACTCTTAGTAGGCTTGTTTTTACCTTTTTGAATAATATTTTTGTAATTTTTCTGTAAATAATCCAAAATCATAATTATAATAAGTTGTGCTTGGTCTTCTGTTAGTGAGACAACAATAACTTGGTGTTTTGGGTTGTCAATTAAGTAATTAGCAATTTTATGCGAGAAAGTCATAGTTTTTCCAACTTGTCGGCCAGTGTTTGCTAATAAGTCGCCTTTCGCAGCTAATATCTCTTTTTGCCAGTCGTCATACTCCATCTTTATGCAGTTAGTAAGTTAATGGGCTATTTAAAATTATATAAAAAATTTCTGGGCGATGACCCCCCCCTTTCCCCCCCCTAAAGTTAAACGTCGGAGTGCATTAATGCATAGTTCCACTGGAAACGTAGGTCAAAGTTATTCGGTGTACCGAATAAGTATAAGGTGTTAATAGGCTGTTTAGGTACAGGT